GTGTCGATGTGAAACACCCCGCACGGGAGCGCGGTTTCAATGCCATTAATCGACTGATAGATTGTGCATGTCAGTGTAGCTCCTTTTTTTGGCGACCACGTCCGTATCCACAATCTGCCGTCGTCCGTCAGATTAATCTGCAAATCATCGGCCTTGTCGAGCGAATCTGTAAAATCAACCGATTCGACGAATTGCTGTATTTCCTGAGTGATGTCTGTCGTGTTGTAGATCAACTGAAGCCGTGTGCGCAAGTCATTCATTTTACTGCCTCGCCCAAACGGGAATAGAATCAGACACAGGGACAACGATATCCGGAACTACTAGCTGCACGCCGGCGCCGAACACCAGCGTTTTTGCGTGTGCCGGATTCGCTTCGAGCAGTTCAGCCATGCGCTTTTCGTCGCCATAGATTTTGTATGCGACTAGATCGAACATATCACCCTGAACCGTTATATAAATGTCCGTATACTGCGTAGGCATTATTAAAACCCCCGGCGCTTCTCTTCGCGCATATATCTGCTCATGTTGCGCTTAAACTCGTCGAACGCGGCATTGATCCCGGCATGCACTTCGCGCCGATCGGCGTTACCCGCGATCGTTATTTGAGGTGCAAACGTGATATTCATTCCACCCGCGAGCGATAGGTTTGGGATAATTGATCCCGAGCTTCGGGGCACGAACATTTCAGGCCCGCGCTCACCGACCAGATAACTACGCCCAGGCGCAACCGGCCCACCGGCAGCGCGCTTGCCTGAAGCCTTTGCCGCCACCCACTTTCCGGCATTGATCATCATCGCCAGTGGGCTTCCTTTGTAGAGCAGCTTAGCGATCTTTACTGCCCAGCTCCAAGCTTTGGATATAGCCGCCTTGACCTTATCCCAGTTCTCGGCAATTTTGCCGATTATGTTGACAATAGGAATGAATCTACCAGGGCCATTTGTAGCAAATGTCACGAACCAGTCCCAGGCTTTAGCCATCGCCGCCTTAACCTTATCCCAGTTCAGCACTAGCGCGCCGATCAGGCCGATGAGTACGCCTATTGCGGTGATTATCAAACCGATGGGATTTGCTGTCATGCTTAGATTTAGAGCAAGCTGAGCTAATGTTAGAACCGCAATAGCAGCCTTCCAGGCTGTGACAGCCGCGACTATACCCGCCACAACGGGCACGACTAATTTCCAGTTTTTTACAACCCAACTGCCTATTTTATAGGCGATATCCCATACCGGCCTCAGCTTCTTTGAAAGATCGAAAACTGTGTCTATTATTTTTGTTATTGCTGCCTGTATCGCAGGTAATTTAGGAGAAAGCCAATTCAACAGCTTGATTAAAATCGGAGAAAGCCGCCCACCGATTTCTTCCTTCACATCACCCCACGCGTTTGCCAGCTGCAGTATACGGCCTTCTGGGGTCTGAGCCATTTTCTTAGCTAATCCGCCGTAATTCTGAGATATGACCTGAGTTAACACCGCGACTTTTTCCTGCTCGTTGCCCATCTTAAGGACTTCTTCCTGAGCCTTAGAAAAGGTTATGCCAATGCGTCGTAACGCGAAGACCTGACCGGTGAATACCTTGCCCAACAAGTTTGCCGATTGCTGCATCTGATCAAAACCGACTTTGGGGCCATATGTTCCTACGGCCAAATCCTGCAATGCGGGAGTCAGCGATTTTATAGATTTTGCCTGCAACTGGAATGTCGCTAACTGGCTTTGACCTCGTACGGTTACATCGTCCTCGACAGTAGTCACTTTTTGCATGACAGCGGCGTATGACTTGAGTGCATTTATTTGTATCTGCGTGGTGCCCCTGACATTCATCATGAGCGTTTGCAGCCTGGACTCCTCCCTATATGACTCCTGATACGCGGTGATAACGTCTTTGACGCCAGCCACTAACTGTTGAGTTCCGATATATGCCGCGGCAAAACCAACGACGCTTTTGAGCACACCCTGCCAAAAAAAACTGGCACTATTACCAACGGATTTTTGCTGGCGGGATAACCCGCCCAGCGCAGCCGTGTAGCGATTTACGCCCTTTTGAGCCCTAGTGAGAGCTCGACCCAACGTGCCGTTGTCGCGTCCGGCAATCAATATTTCCAGTGCTCGCTTTTTCTCAGCCATTTGGATTCTCTTTCTTCATGACCGCTTCTAACACAGTCATCCAATCAAACAGTTCTACCGGAGCCATATTCAAAAAATCCATTATGGACGAATGAAAATGCCGAGCCAACAGCCCGGCGCATAGTTTTATGTTTTCTATCAGGCCCTTATCGTTTAGGCCTGATTCGTTAAAAAAACCAGCGCCAGCGCGCATGCCTCGGCGAAATCAGGCCCTTTTAGCGAAAGGATCAGATCAATCGGCTTTTTGGAGGCTTTAGCAAATATGTGAGCCTGGAACTCCTGGCTGAGAATAGGAGTTAGTTTTACGTCTCCGGTTGCGGCCAATCCGGTGGCGCGCTCCGCGGATATGAGGTCCCTGCCGGTCAGATCGTCAAAATCGTAATTCAGCGCAGTAATTTCCTCGCCCTCGAAAGTGATCGGTTTTAGCAGTGTATATGTTTGCATGTTCAAGTCTCCTGTATGGTAGGGGCGGTAACTCCGCCCCTCGATATTACATTCCGAGATTGCGCTTTAGCTGAGCCATGTAATCAACTCCGCCAAATTCGCATACGTAATTGCATTTGTCGATATTGACGATCTCCTCGTTGTTGATAACGAGCCGGATCGACAATACTTCGAGCTCAATCGACGTATCTGAACCACTGCCCTTTTCGAGCTTTCCGAGCTCGCTTTGCTTACACATGACCTTCATAAACGCAGTGACAGCCTCAGATTCCGACACGCCGCTACTGGTGTTGAACAATTGCTGCGACCCCCGCACAACAATGTCATGCGCGGAAGGGCTACTCAGCTTCATTGCATCGCTGGAAATTGTCGTAAAATCCAGCTTTGTCGTCATGGACTGATATTGGCCGACGAGCGGCATTTCGATCTCGCCAGCAATCCCAGCCCCCTTGACCGTCTCGCTCATTGCCTGTAGGCTGGGTAGCGCGACGCTGCCCTGTCCCACAACCACATTGTCACCATCGAAATAGACGCGCGCGTCCTGTATAACCTGCGGGAGCTTCATTTATGCTACCTCCTCCCAAATCACCGAATACTGATCAGGATCAATTGCCAGAGTGAACGCTATATCGCTGGCTGCGCTCACAGGAGTCAAATCGACTCTAAAACTCACCGATCCGCTCATCAGACTCGCAACCGGATTGTCTGAAGCAAGCAATCGGACCTTACCATACAACAGCGCGCCCTGCGCCACCAGCGAGCTCAGCCATTGATTAAGGCTGTGCTCTATGCGCTCAACTGTTCGCCGATTGAGCGGAGAATCCACCTGGGAGAAGAACGTCCGCACGATGGTGTTTCCAATCCAGTCGAACATTCGCCGGACACACACCTGTGAGTCCTTGGGATCCGTGTCTGATACAAATGCTGCTGTCCAGTTTCCCCAAACTCTCCACGATCCATCCCACTGTATACCGGTCACGACTCCGGCTTCGTTTAAGCTGTTTGCCTGAGCTCTCGACATACAGATTGAGTCGCCAGCAGCAGTTACCAAACCGTCTGCGCTCAGCAGTTGGTTCGATGGACTTGCGAAAGGAACAGAATTGTTGTTATAGTCAGTCGCGGCAATAGCTGCGGCCAGATGCGAGCTGTAGTAATATGTATCGTCGCCTTTTGTTACCAGCGGCCAACAGCAGAACATATGCGGATCGGCCCAGGAATTGCCGGATTTTAACGCGGCAACCTCACTGTATACATCGGCGCCTGTGCTAGCGTCCGTCGATACGTCAACTATCACAGGGCATCTAAAACTGTCGTCGATGTCCTGCGCCTTTGCCAGCATAGCAGCCGCTACGGTGGTATTCATAGACCACTTTGGAGCGACCAGACACCCGGCGTTTTTGTTGAGCGATGTAAACACCTCGTCAACTTTGGTGATTCCGGCAATGATGTCGTCTGCATCAACTCCGCTGGGTTTGGCAGTCTCATAGTAGATTTTTAGTGATGTAGTCGCACTTGGAATATCTCCATCCGCAACCCTCGTAATGACAACATGATAATCGTCGTCGTAATCGATCAGGTAATCGTCGTCCACGTCGTATGTTGTGACGTCATCAGACGACTTCACAACCACGTTATCGATCAGCACATCATCAACTGCTGTGCCGGACGTGAGAGTCAGCGCACCGGCTACCAGCGACTGCGTAACATTGGCCTCGGCATTGCGGTGATCCGCATTCCCGTAGGGGTCAAAGACGTTGATGAATACAGCCGGAGCCATGCCATACAGCGTGAAAAAGCACTTCACAAACTCGCATAGCGTATAACTCGACCAATTAGTGTCATCACCTAGTTTTAACACTGCCTCGGCTGCGTCATAGGCAATCAAAGGCACGTTCGCGCCTGCAGTCCTATAACTAGCGGTTTTCCACAGCGGGGCAGTGCCGATCACGACAGGAATAGCCGAATCGACTTGCTTTGTAGGCACAATTGGTGTTTGTGCCTCCGAAATTCTCACTCCATGGTTCAGTGACATTATAGCCTCCGTTTTTCTGCCCCTATCGGGCTAACACACTCAAAACTTTCCGCGCGGAATACCATCTCGAGCTGCATCGCGTGTTTGCCTCTGCAATCGCTTTGCTGCTATCAGCGATTAATGGCAACAGATCCCGCATCTCAGGACATTGCCGTATATATTGCTGCAAAAACTCAGGCAGGGTAACAAAAACCATCCCCGGCCTGAGCATTCCAAAGCGGGGACCTATATACATAACAGCCTTGCTCTCAGGCTTTTTTGTTTTTCTCATAACTCGCTCCCAAAAGGCATGTTTTCAATCGCCAGCAAATTCCCGTCTGGTCCTCGTGTCGGCTCATTTGCAGGGACCTGAGCAGTGACACTGCCGACTAACACATATGCACCGTAGGCCTCCGACAGCTCAACGCTTTCAGAGCATTGCAGGGAATCCTCATTTAACGCCCATGCGCTATTTATCAAAAATGGCATATCCGATAGATCCGCTTCGATCCTGTCCCACACAACCCAAGCGTAATCTTTGTCGGCAACTTGTTTCCATTGAAAAACTAGCTCGAATTGGACGATAGCCTGCCGGTATTTGACATAGTTCTCAGTGGTTCTCGCGATCGATGTGCATCGCACTATTATGCTGGGCGATACCGGAACATCGCGGTCGGCATCATTGAATTTGGTATCGATAATGCGTATTGGGACAAATGTGTCGTCTGAATCGACGCCGAGGTTATAGATAACCGGAGCCTGAAACACGCTGTCCGTGCCGACCTCAAAAATTGTCTCTAATCTCGCCACCATCGAGCTGATAAGATCAGGTGTGCATCGCTTCATTTGCCATAGCCTTTCAAAAGACGGTCAATCTCGTGATCGATATTTTTCCTCAACCGTTCGTCAGCGCCCGTTTGTATCATCTCAAATGCTCCGGCATCCTTGATCATACTCGGAATAGCAGGGCCATAACGCTGCTTGATAGGGTGACGATTTTTGCCAACCCTCATAAACACTCCAATATGATCACCGAGCTTAACCAAAAAACCGTGCTGCAATTTCTGTCTGCCGCCGCCAGTCCTGCGCACCTTTACGGCCAGTCCGCGCCGAGGTCTGGGGTTAGTAATACCATTCGGACTAACTCGGAATTTTGACAATGGCACGACAGCCGCCTCGCTGATAACCGAGGCCTCGAGGTGGTTTTTATTTGCGGCCCGTATACGCATTGTTTTCTTTACATCAGCCTGAGTCACAAAGAATGTCTTCGAGACCGCCTTTGCCGCATCAGTTCTGCAGCCCTTGATTGTCCTGTTGAGCGATGTGACAAGAGCTTTCCTGGCCCCTCCAGGTAAATGTGCAAGCTCGACTTCAAGATTCTTCAGTTGAGCTTTATCAATGCCGATGCGAAATTCCATTACATCTCCGCGCGCTGCATTTCCACGCTGGCCATTCCCATATCGCATTTGACTGACGTCACGATATAGCTTCGGCCATTAATCATCAGAGTGCGATTTATCACCGGCAGCCCTTTGGCCAATCCACGCAAATCGTCTTCGCGAGCATGCATTATCACCGCGTCATAGCTGATAATCCCATCAATCGTGTTTGCGTCTCGCTTATCCTGAGACATCACCACGCACATACTAACACCGTCTACAATCGCATATTCTCCAAACTCATCAGGGTTGAAGAATACGTCCAGATCGGCGGCCAGTTGCTCTTTGAAACTGCCCGCGACACTAGGCGGCGCGAGTATGCCGTCCCCGATCCAATCAGTAGCCATTTTTCACCATCCCGTAATGCGCGAATGGCCGGGCGCAGGAGAAACACCCGGCCATCCGCCGTCTGCCCAAGCACAGATTTAATCCGCTGCCTCGACCGTCATTGCGCACGCCGACGCGTTTGTTATCAGCCATTTGGTAGCC